TATTTTAAGAGGGGTAGGGAAAGAAAAGGCTGAAAACCCAACTCCACTTACGATCTGCGAGACTTGAAAAGACCCAAGACACCTGAAACACCTTTCGCCACAGGGGAAAGGAATGGGATTCCGGCGTTACCCGCAATCGAGGCTGCCTGCTGGACTGCCGCAAGGATCCTATCATGGAAGGGAGTTCCTTGAGGCGTTACGGTCACAGCTGGAACTTGCTGCAAAACAGTCTTTGAAGCAATGGACAAATCGGCTCCCATAGCCGTATTGATGTTTGCCCCAGCACCCGAAAAAGATCGAGACAGCGGTATGCTCTCAACGAGCCACACGCAGTCAATAGTGCCAACCACAGCATTGGGCTGCAAACCCTCGCCGAAAATGTAGCACTGTGGCCAACCCTGGTCTTGAATTTGATCAAACATTTGGTCAGCCTGCGCGTCCGTAATGGTTCCGGTCATGCGCAAAAGATTGATGAGCTCCGCAGTGCTGGAACCGCAAGCAGCATAGCGGTTCCACCTGGTGACTGAGTTAAGACGATCAACTGCAGTCTGATGAAACTCAAAGGCTCTATAGTCGAGAGGGCGTGAAGCCACAGTCATACTGGTAGTAGCAGAGCCAATCGTTGCCTGTTGCAGTGTCGCCATTCCGGCGAAATCAATGCCCGTGCCTGCAGCAGGGAACATGATGTCATCAGGCAAGTAGAAACCCACAACTCGACCCTGTTGGTTAAGGGGAGCATTCGTGGGTGTGTAGCGAATGGCCATGCCAATCACTCGAGTGTTGGAATAAAGATCACTGAAATCCGTCCACTGTGGAACAGAGGTGAAATTCACTTGCTCAAGCCAAAACCCAGCACCACCCGCAGGGACAAAGCCCCCGGGAGCACCAGGACCTGCATTGGAACCAACAGCCCTCTGGAGGTCAGCGCAAACGCTAACTCCAAAGCGGCCGGCACCGTCACTTGTAACAGGGAACGAGTACTGGAAACTTGCAGTGGCAGTAGGAAGCTGAACCACACACGGACCTTTTTGAATGTCCTGCATAGCAGCCGCCGTGAAAGGATCAAGGATCTGAGCAACAAACCTGTGCTCTCCAGAACCAGGAACACCGTTGAAAGTGTTAAAACCACCAGAATAGAGGTCTTTCTTGGAGACACGCATAGGCCTAGAGTTGACAGTAATAGACTGCGATTTCCCACGCGGGGCTTTCGCGGTCTGTTTCTGTTTCCAACGCTTGGAGATCTCTGCTTTGGAGATCCCAGGGTTCTTCACTCGCATGCGAGCGGCAAAAGCTTGTTTGGATTCGTTCTGCGGCATTTCGGGAACTTTATTGAGGCTGCATTGCGCACATTCAAAACCGAAATACATGCCGACTAAATTGGATTTGGTGGTCCAAGAAGAGATCGCGTCCTTCCACTCAGGACACTCAGGGTCGTAATAACGCGAAAACAACGCCGTGAGCTTGGAATCATAGAAATCAAACCACAAGGGGAGATTGAAAAACAAATCCCTAACAGCAGCAATCCTCTTAAAGGACATGGCTGGATGCCTTACAGTCATGAGAACTAAGTGGCCGAAGAGTTTCTCCGGCTCTTCAGGGACCAAAGACCAGCAGCTAAATCCGTTAACGTAAACAAACTTGCAAGAACAAAAAGAGAGCTCTTCTGGGTCAGAAGTAAGACGCACGTCAGAAAGGGTCACAAAAATTTCTGCAGCCCAATCAACGAGCACTTTTTCCACAGGGGGCTCACCCTTGAAGAAATCAAAACACGAGACAAAATCATCACCGTAGGCGCACAACCTTCCCTCAGTGAGGGCACGAAGAATTTCCGCATCAGAATAATCCGCACGGAGCGCCAAATAGGCAAACAAGATAAGTGTATCCAACACATTCCGGATGATGGTTACGACCGAGCCGGACTTGTTACCTTTGTTAGTTTTCATGAGATAGCTATTCACCAAAATGAAGCAATTAGCCTCCGCCTCCAAGTAGCTCCTAGAAAGGGCATACTCCTCAGGGGTGGAACTTGAAAACCAAGCGATGATGTCGTCAATACGAGACAGACGACCAGTGACCATGTTCGCATCTTGGGAGGACTGATCCCAACTAATCCAACGGCTGTGCCCTTTCAAAAGGCGACGGCCGAGCATACGGAAAAGTTGCCGAGGGTTTGCTCCGACACCATGACAGAGCGAGGACCACTCAGAGTAAAAATCATCAGCAAAAAGCTGAAAATTGCGGTATCCCAGATAGATCCAGGACATCGCAAAGCTGTTAAGCTGGCGCGTGGGCTTACCCCAGGGGCGCATTTCAACCTTGCTGTTGCTTTCTGAAACTGCATTATCGGCCTTCCCCGGATCAACGAGACAGGCCTTATAATACGTATCCAATTTTTCTTCGAGCTCGGGATGTTTCTCCAACAACTGTTTCTTGGTCTTATAGGGGCCAGTGTTGAATGGAAAACCACAAGAGGTGGAACCCTCAAGTTGGTTGAAAGCCTTTTCGTGCGAACAATGCGCGTGACGTTTGAGCTTTCTTTTAAGGAACTCGAATATAAGCGAGGCAGCATGTTCATACCTACGCTCAACTGAAGACGCGAAGCAAGTTTCAGGGAGTTGCCAGTACTTGTTAGCACCAACAAACGCGTCTTTCCGATTGTGTGCCGAGACTCTCCACTTATCCATAACGGGAGCAATCATCTTTTTCTCCTCTTGCGAGAGGACACCAATCAAAAACTCGTCTCCTTTTTCAATCTTGCTATTGGGTTTGTAATCAAAACAATATCCCACAACAGCGTCCTGATTAAGGAACTCCTTAGGCGTTCTGAAATCGTAAGAAACATCAACCTCAACATGACCCAGGGACACATCCAAGAGCCACTTCCGAGGGCCAAGTTCACCACATTGTAGTTTCTTGCCCTTGGCTTTGGGTTTTGTTTTTCGCGACCTCACCTCCTGTTTGTTTTTGGAGATGGAGGAATTCTCCTTCTTCTGGGGTTTCTCAAGGAGGGACCAGTTCACAGAGGAAACGGGAATGTACTCGTTCCACTTGGAGTTTGCAGCATAATGGATTCCCACAACACGGTAGGCTCCATCCTTAAAAGTAGCCACTAATGCTCCAGACGAGCCAGCCTTTGTTGAGGCCAAATGCCCGTCCTGCGCAACCATAGGACCCATAGTCACACCGGACTGCACACCATCTTTCCATGTATAACGGAAAACAATGCAAGAATCCACGGTAGGAACAACCCTAACATTGAGAGCGAACTTAACCCTGGGCCAACCAGCGGGTACGGCCCAATCATCAACAAGACGAATTCCAACAAGATCTAAAGCGTCACCTTTGTGGGAGCAAAGCTCAACCACTTGTGATGGCTTAGGCAATGTGAGATTGACAAAGTCCCTATTCACCTGTGTGTTGGAATACAGTTTAGCCAAGAGAACCGTCTCGGGGGACTGTTTCCAGGCTTCAAGCGAATGCTTGTTAATGACCAAATAGTGTGAATACACAAACCCATGGCAAAAGATACCCTTATCTGTGGAGAAAACAACAACTGGTTGATCACCAGGGTTAATCTCAGGACTAGACTCAGGACGGAAACTTTCGGTTAAGCGTGTTCCATCACTGGGGGCGGGATCCTGGAAGAAATCGAACCGACGCTTGGCCAAAACCTTGGCGTCTATTGGTGCAACTTCTTTTCTCTTACCTTGCTTTCTCCCAGGTTTGGGAGTCGGCTTGGGTGTGCGCGAGGTATCCTCTGT